CGCGCAACCGAGTTGCAGTCAATTTACAACCGGAAAAACAGTCAGACGTTTCACCAAGCTACTGAGATGGCTAAAGTTTACGTTGACATCCCTTGGAAGCGAGGATCGGAGGGTGCACAAGCTGCACTCAAACAACCTAGAACGCTAAACCAGTACAAGAGGTTATTGTCAAAATGGGAGAACCTTCTTGCGGCGAAGAAACAGTTGCAAGACCAAGCGGCCACTCTTGAGGGGGTGATGGAAGACCATGACGCCGCCGACCCAAGAGACGCACATGAGAAGCGGTTTGGGGCCAACCGTAGTGCCATACGTGAATGCGAGGCAGATCTGGCATCGCTTGTGGACGTGAAAGATCTCATCAAAGGTAAGGGCAAGAAGTACGTGCGCATCGTTGAAGAGCCTGGCATGAAGACTGCCACTATCCCCACGAAGCACAAAGCTGACGTGGAAGAGTTGATTGAACGCGCAATTGCCCAGGCTGATGATGGTGTGGAAGCGACGGAATTTGCAAGCATCCCGAGCAGCACAACAGAAGTTTGTGACAGAGATTTTGCTGTATTCATTTCGTATTGTGACTCAGCAGAAGTGGAAGTCGCGGAGTTGTTCAGTGCTGCTAGGCAGGGCAAGCAATCCATTGGAACGGCCGTTGATGCTATCGAACACATCATGTCAAAGATGAAGACTAAAAACGAAGCATTCAAAGTGAAGTGGCCTGATCGAAGCAAAATTTGTGATGACATGATTGAGTACCATATACCCACCATGTCAGCACGGCGCACAGCATTGTTGGATTCGCTACGCGCCATCCCTGAGGACTGGGAGCAGATGATCAGTATTGATGATCGGTCACCACTACCACAACCGAATGCGAATGACCGTTTGACGCTGCTCAACGGGTGCAAGTGCGACACCCCTTTTCAAACAGCCGGGAAACCCGAGTATGAGCAGATAGCGAGTCACCCACAACTCAACACTTCACGGATCATTGCATCAACTGCATTGTACATCCGTGCGGCAAAGTGTGCCCAAGCTGCTCTCGAGG